GTTAGTTTATACGGTTATAATTAGGTTAGTAAAATCCTTAATAATAAGTTCAAACACAAAGGTTCTGTCGCATCTAAATGGTAACGTAAGCGATACGACAGTCGATATATGGGTTTTAGTAAAAGGTTAGGATAATGAAAGCTGGATCCTCAGAAGCGAGGAGCTAACTAAAACTAAAAATGAAACACACACTTTTATAACAGGAACAACACACCCACTTGGGATGTGAAAACTGTTATAAGTTTTACAATCTTATTCTAAAACGCTAGGGTATTAGAGTGGGTGTTTCAGTATCTGGAAAACATTTATGGTCCAGAACTGAAGACTAACTATTTATAATTAACTGGTGTAAACGGTGAATTGTAATCCGGGGTAGTCAAAATTCGGATAAGAGTAGGAGGGACGGGAATAGCCAATATTAGAAGTGTCACAATGAACGGTAATTTTGATATTTTGATCTCCTGATCCAAAAGTTGATCCTGTTGGGGTCGGAAAAGCCAGGACGATGTACCCAAGTTGGGGAGGTGCTGGATCTATAGTATAGTCTACTATCTTTTGACGGATAGGGTCATACCATTTGATAGGCAACTCTACAGATGAATTCCAAAACACTTCTTGTGTTGAGGAATACATCCTAAGAGCTGATTCGGCTTTGAGCGATGTGAGATCAAAGTCGGGAGGCACTTGTGCAAGATATACAATACCGGGAAGGACGGAACTAGCTGTTAAAGTAACTTTAAAAGTTGGTTCGCCCTGCCAGTAACGGTATTTCTTAGCAGAAGTAACCTCCATTTTACCAAAGGCATTATGGGAAATAGGAATAGCAATAAATCTTAAATCTAAGGACAAAGGTGTTGAAATTGCGCCTACAAAATGATAATCTTTTTCAATTTGAGTTTTTCCTGTTTCTAGAGTATCATGAATTCGGGATGTTTCCATGGTTACTCCATCGAGTTTTTGTGGTGAACGTGTGTCGAGTGATTGATTTTCTACTTGTTCGGTGATTGTTTCAGATTCAATTCCCTGAGTAACACCCTCTATAATTCTAGGTTTTCGTCGAAAAATATGAGGGGTTCGTCCATTACCTGATGGAATTGGTTTGGAACATTGACAAGGAGCTGTTGAACATTTACTGCACATACCCAGTTCGTTAAGAACTGAAGTGAGTTCTGATACAACAGCTGGTTGGCTGGGATCATAATCTATTTTATGATGGTAATTTAATGTAGATGTATTAAAGAATATAAGGAGTTGCATTCCGGATACGTCAATTTGACCTGAAAGTATTACAAGGGTAAAAGGTATTACGATTTGTGTTACGGCAGGGGTTGGGTCTTTCCAATAGGGTTGTACTTGCAAATTTGTACGGGTAGGATCCCACTCTGAACCAGGAAGTTGCATAACATCTTCATAGCTAGAATAGGTTCCCTGTACAAGCCTACAAAGTAAATTTGAGAAAGGATTTTTGTTTGATTTAATTGTAATAACTGGCATATGTGATTTAAGATAATGTCTAAGATATTCTCTAGTATTAACATATGGGTATGTTGCTGCAACGACTGATAAATCTAAATTAAAATTAAATGGTACATATTTATTTGTAGCTGAAATTTCAAGTTCCTGAAGGAACATATTATGATGATCTTCTCTAGGATTATTATCGTACATTTTTCCGTACGTTTCTTTAGCTTTTTCAGAATTAGAATTATATTGATATTCGAATATTTGTTCAGTACCAAAAGTTAATAGGTCATCAACACATTCCTGTCTTTTGCTACGCTTAACGTAGTAGTCAAGGATTGCTTTATAACCACTTAACTTAGCAAGAGCCTTTGATTTTGCAAACGTCGCAAACACTACATCATTTTCATGATATAGAGTATACATTACAAGATCAGGGCTCTGTGAAACTACACAAGTACTAAAACTAGTTTTAAATTTTGGTGTCAACATATTAAAGCCATTACAAACTTGGGAAATTGGGTTAGTAATTTTAGGATTAAGTTCTATATGGGTTGGTAAATTTTCGTAAACTACAGTATGTTTGGCAATTTGAGCCATATTTTTAAACATTGAAGCATCTTCAATATTAAGATCTATATGATCAGGTACAGAATTGAAAACTATAGTATGTGAAGATTCACCCCTCTGAATTTCTTTAGTTTGAGGAGATGAATCTATTTGTAGAGTTCCGGTAGCAAGAGG